CATCACTTAAATTGTTGTAAATAACAACATTAAAATCTTTTGTAAAAACAGAATAAGTATTTTTATCTCTAATATTTACAACACCATAATTACCAAAGTTATTTAGTGCTTTTTTATGCACATAATATTGAAACCATGCCTTATCATTATAAAGTTTGCCTTTATCAATATCACCTTTTGCAAAATGATTTTGTTCTACTAATAAAAAATTACCAATTTCTTTGATTAATTTTTGACCATTAGAAAGTTTATATTTACTCATTAGGCAACAATTTTTCTAAATTTTTCTTTGTCCAAGAAAAACCTTTTTTATCCCATGAACTATAACATTCTGCTATTTCTGTATTAAGATAATATAATTCTACTTCTTTTTTATTAAACATATTAAATCTATCATTAGTTTGAACATTGATAAAAATCCAATTATTATTAAGGTTAGGATTATAAAGAACTTTATAAACAAACTTTGCGTCATTTATATCAATGCCACGATTACCAAACCAATCTTTAACAGATTTTTTTGATACTTTTAACATTTTGACAGGTTTTTTTGCTAAAACTTTATATTTATCTATAACTTCATAAGGCTTAAAATCTTCTAATTCTATTTCATCAAAAAAACGCATAGTCCACCCTGTTCTAAAATCATATTTTGATGTAAAAATTTTTAAATCCATTAAAACATGAAATGTTTCAGAAAGTTTTTTATAATATTTTTTAGAATTATCACCTTTTGTACCAAAATTATCATTATATGTTGATAAATTATAATTACATTGTGCTTTTAAAAAATCATCTACTTGTTTTTTATATTTGTAAGGAAATACATAAACTGTATTTTCATCACCCATACCACGACTAGACATATCACCGCCTGTTGATACTAAACATAATTTATTAATCATTATTATTTACCTCAATTTCTTCTATATCTTGAATTTCATTATCTTGTAATTCTATGCCATGTAATTCACTATATTGCTCTTTTAACTTTTCAATGTAATCTGATTTACTATCAGCTTCTAAATTGTTAATTGAATAAGTAATTACAACATTTGAATAATAATTTTTCATTGTCTTTTATCCTCACTTTCTTTCTTAACCATCTGATACAACTTAAAAGACACATAAAAGAATATAGCTAGTGATATGATGTCAGCTCCATCTAATCCATAAAGCCACATTATTCAGACTCGCTATCTGTATAATGATTATGAATAGAATTTATGCCTAAATTATAAACGCATTCGTTTTTAAACTCATAAAGTTCTTTGATTGTTTTTTTTTCAGATTTTGAATCCTCTAATAAATTCATTAATCTCTCAACAACATAAAACAAACAAATTCTGTTGTCTTGTTCTTCATATTGCATTTTTATCTCTCTTTCTCAATATTTGTTAAATATTGATCTAAGGGCTAATCAAAGCCCTTAAATAAATACTTAATTAAAAAATGGTTGTGGATTTCTTCCGATTTTTACTAAATACAAATTAATTTGATTACAATAATTCTCATATTGTTTAATTGTTGATCCTGTAAATTTAACTGTAAAACCTTTATCAATATTATTGACTATTTCTTCCAATTGTCTTTGAGTAAGTTTTAACATTAGAGCCATTCCTGTTTGATTGCGTAGCCGTCATTAAAAAGCTCTCTTGATAAAGTATAGATTAAATGAAATCCCATATCCATTCCGCAACCGCCAACTTTAATGCCGTAAGTCTTATCTGATATTTTCCAATCAAGAGCCTTAGAAATTAAATAAGTCCAATCAAGTGGTCTATCGTTTTTTAATTGTCTTACTTTTATATGTCTCATCATTCCACTTCTTGAGACATGCTCTAATTGAGTAAATAAAGTATCACCTTTTTTAAATACTTCTTGAAGCCTTTGTATTGCTTCTTGTTTTTCTTGTTCTTTGTTCATAATTAATATCTCTCTTTCTTAATTAAGTTAATAAATCATAATATAAATTACAAATCAAGTAATTTATAACAAATAATTACATTTTATTACATTTATAATTATCGTTAAATTTCCGCTAATTCTTACATAAATATTATGAAAAATTACTCAATTATTATTAATCAAGTAAACAGATAGAAGATGATAGATAGAAAGACATATAGGAAGATATATAGAATGATTAGTCTATTTTGTTCTAATGCTATTGATTTAATTGGATTATATAAAAGAACGCTTATTCTTTATATTCAGGGGAAGATCTAGTGATATATAAATCAATAAAACATTTATCAAAGTTCTTAAAGAAACAACAAACAACACTTAAAACATAGATATATAAGGCTATTCTACAAGTATTCTACAACTAGATTGGCTATTATTGTTATATATCAACAATAGGAACACCATTGACAGTTATACGCTTTTATAATTTGTTTTATTTTGGTTAATAAATACGCACAAACCCCCATCGCTTTTATTTTAATAACTATACTACCCATTTCAACCCAGAAACCATGTCCTAAAAGGCTTGGTGCTGGTGAGAAGAATCGAACTTCCTACTTCATTCTTACCAAGAATGCACTCTACCAATGAGTTACACCAGCATGACGATAGACTTTACTAAATATAAAAAAGATTTACCAGAAGGTAAAATACATTCAGAACTGACTATTCTGAATTGGACACGACATCAACAAGAACAAAATAGGATCTGTCTATACTGTGATAGTTGGGGTTCTTTTGCTATACAGCCAAAANATGCCTACAGACAGTATTACTTCCTATGTGGAGATCATTATAGTGGTAAAAAAAAAGAAAAAATCAAAAAAAATTGATGTGTTCACCTTAATGGTGAAGCACATGAACGACAAGACACCTGTCAAACAAAACTCAGGGAGGGGTTTAGTTACAGACAGCACAGTGGCACGAATACAGGATATATATGGTGGGGATAAGAAAGCTAATGAATGAACACTATAACCATTCCGTATAAGCCTAGAGAATTACAACAACAAGTTCATAAGAGCTTAAAAAGATTTAACGTATTAGTTTGTCATAGACGTTTTGGTAAGACAGTTCTAACAGTCAATGAGCTGATTAAGAAGTGCTTACAATGCGAATTACCACGACCTCGCTATTATTATATAGCACCGACCTACAGTATGGCAAAAAGGATCGCATGGGATTACTTGAAATACTATACATCGGTCCTACCTAATATGGACTACCATGAAACAGAATTAAGAGCTGAACTACCTAATGGAGGCAGAATACAATTACTCGGTTGTGAACGACCACAAACCCTTAAAGGACTTTATATCGATGGTGTTGTATTAGATGAAGTAGCTCAGATGCCACCAAAAATGTGGACTGAAGTAATACGACCAGCACTATCTGATAGAGAGGGTTTTATGATTGCGATTGGTACTCCTCAAGGTCATAACTCTTTCTTTGATTTGTATAATCATGGTATGCACAATGATGGTTGGTACGCTACAAAGTTCAAAGCATCAGAGACAAAGGTTGTCAAAGAAGAAGAATTAGCCGAAGCAAAAAAATTAATGCCTCCTGAAATATACGAGGCAGAATACGAGTGTAGTTTCGAAAGCTCTGCAATCGGAGCTATCTACTCACAAGGTCTTAATAAGGCAGACGAAGATGATAGAGTAACATCTGTACCTTATGATCCTACGTTAAAGGTATCTACCTTTTGGGATTTAGGAATGGCAGATAAAACCTCGATATGGTTCTGTCAGCAAAAAGGCACAGCAATACACCTTATAGACTACTTTGAAGATAGTGGTGAATCCCTAGAATATTACGCCTCAATCCTACAAGATCGAGGATATGTGTACGACACACACTACCTTCCTCACGATGCTAATGTCCGAGAAATTGGAACAGGTAAATCACGAGTAGAGATCGCACAGAGTTTAGGTTTATCGACCAGTATTGTACCGAAGATGAGTATAGAAGATGGAATTAACGCAGTCAGAATGACCTTATCACGATGTTATTTTGACTTTGAAAAGACAAAAGACGGATTAGATGCCCTGAGACAGTATCGTTGGGCAGTCAATGACAAAGGAGAAAGCAAAAATAGACCACAGCACGACTGGACATCGCACAGTGCTGACGCATTTCGCTATTTATGTACTGGATTACAGGAAACGAAAAACTGGTCATCGCAGATTAACTATCCGAAGCTAGGAATTGTATAATGAAATTAACAAAAGAAAGATTAAAAGCACTTATATCGCAAGAGATTACAAACTCTCTTGGTTTTTATGGGGGTGAGTTATCTTCGCAACGTAAAAATGCACTGAAATTTTACTTAGGAGAGCCTCTCGGTAACGAAGTAGAAGGTCAATCACAAGTCAGATCACAAGATGTGCTAGAAGTTGTCGAAAGCATACTACCAAGTATGATGAGAATCTTTACACAGGGAGAAAGTATTGTCAGATTTGAACCTCAAAAGCCTGAAGATGTAGAATATGCTGAACAATCATCAGATTACATCAATCATATCTTTAACAAAGACAATAATGGCTACCAAATCTTGCATACAATGTTTAAAGATGCCCTTATTTCTAAAAATGGCTTTGTCAAATACTACTGGAAAACAGATAAAGAGCAAAAACAAGAGTCGTATGAAAATTTAACCACTGCTGAGTACCAA